TTCTTGTAATCATCAGAAGTCATACTTACGGTTGCTTTCAAGACTCCATACTTCATCGGGACTTGATAGTTGACTCTGGCAGTCCCCGTCACGGGTAATAGTACACCCGTGACTGTCGTTACCGCAATTTCAGTTGGCCCTAATGTCTTGGAGTAACGGACTTGGGTACGAACCGTTACGGTCTTGCTTTGTCCGGTAATGGCATCTTTAATTGTTTGTTGAACATCTTGAAATTCTTGAACGGTCACATTACTCCCTGGACCATACAGATTTGGACTAATGATTCGATTTCCTTTAGTATCGAAGAATGCAGATTCCGCTGCAATTTGCACATTGGAAAAGCTGCCGGTAAAGCATGACAAATTGGCGATGGATGAAGAGCTAAAATTAACAGACTCTGATAATTGCTTGAATTGGGGGTACCCCACTTCTTCTTCAAACGTACAAGAGACCGGAGTTCCCGTCTTCCCAAATGACACCCTTAATTCTGGAGAGCCACTACTATGCACGGGGTACATCGTCAATAATGCCCCCAAGGTAATGGGACCAGTACTCAGTGCGCTGGAGATCGTCCAAGCGGCTTCCATCACTAAATTGAAGTGAAGAGCCGTATTGCTGCTCGTGGTATCACTGTAGTTATTATTTTTATCATCTTTACAACCCGTGCGTGATAACGACAAAGATGCTTTACTGGCATCACTCGCTAATGCCACAATAACTGAGGTATCAATATCATCATTGTAGCCCCAATGATATTGATACCTTAATCCTTGCGATTGATACTTAATCCGAACCACAGCATAAACATCTTGATCTCCAGTGTACTTGATTTGTTCCATTTCCATGTCAAATACAAACTGACCTTTTTCATGGGGGTTGTTACCCACATTTAATGCAACAACATCTCCCAATACCTCTAAAAACTCTACTCCAACAACCCCTGGAGTCCCCACTCCCGCACTGCGACTCCCGGTAAAGGTAATGGGTTCATCCACATCAATAATCTGCGTACCCAGCCGAGTATAAGAGCCAGCGGTTGCCTGCATTGAAACGGACAACCGCTTTTTATTAAACAGATCGAATTGAATGTCATCACAACTGGTCCCTTCCACTTGCCGTAGAGCGATGGACTGACCTTGTGATGATTCACCCTGAAATCCAACCGTAAAACTTTGGTTCAGAGTTTTTACATTCACTTTCGGAGTCTGTTGATTCATAACTCTTACTCGGATTCACCTTCAGCCACCACCACAAAGCGATTGCCCGCTTGGCTGGCGGTTTGCGCGGGAATGATCCGCTTCAACCAAAATGCCTTGGCACTAGGAGTGACCGTAAAGGTCATGGAGTCACCCGCTTGGAAGATCCCACTAAAACCAGAAGAGTTAATACTGAAATAAGGAGCACTGGCATTGGGATTGTTCGGCGCGCAATTGATCCCACTGATATTACCTGACCCTAGCGATCCCAAGGTATCACCAGTAATGGTAAATGCCGTGGAAGAAGTCCAAGTGACCGTAATATTCTGCCGAATGGAACCTTTGTTGTCCGCCGTAATGGGATGATTATTATGATCATAAGAGCCACCAGTAGATGTGACAACCGGAGTACTAATGCTGGCTTGAATGGTCCCCGCATTCAACAAACTGGCAACTCTAGTAGCTTGATTGGTAGCAGAGTAGTTATTGGACAACACCGGAGTAAATCCAATGGTTGCTACATCTCCATTATACGTTACGGTAGATACCGTAACGTATTCTTCATTGTTATTCAGATCATCTACGCTGGTTTTGTCCGAAATCCGAATCACGTCATTTTGGGCAAAGATGTGAATACTACCATCTTCTACTAACACCTGAATGGAAGCATCTCCAGCCGCCGCTGCGACATTCAACCAGCCGCACCCATACAAACGGGGACTGCTCAGATCACCTTGTTTATCAGTCAGTGTCCCCGCTGCCAAAAACACCATATCTCCAGCCGGAGTGGGATTTTCAATGTACAGGTATGTATTGTACAAAGCCAACCCCGTCGCTTCCTTGTTCTTGACAAACAACTTCCGCCAATCAGTGCCGCCCGCCGTGCGACGAGCTTGAGAGATCGTTGGAAAGACATTGGAACTGACCGCATTCACGACTTGAAGGTAGGATAGTTCACCTCCATTCAAATTCGTGTCATTCACGGTTACGGATTTGTAATAAGCAATATCTGACTGTTGAACTGGCATGATCTTTACACCGAGAAAAGTTTGATGGAACCGATAAACCACTCACCTAACTCACCCCCTTCCACCAAAGGTTTTAAATCCAGTGCGGGGGGTTCGTGGTGGCGAAACATGACTTGAAACATCTCTAAATTGTGAAAATTGAAATCAAACACTTCACCCGGCAAAGTAGCCAGGTATTGTAATTGGGGAATGATGCTACTGGATAACCACCCTTGGGATTCATTAGCGACTAAGGTAACGGGCCGACCCACGGACTTTTCTTGGACAAATACATTCTGACCGCCGCCAATCGTGGTGATCACGGATTGAAATACTGAATCTGATTGGTGGCGATCTTGCCAAATCAGATCACCACCCAACGCAATCCCACCCAAGGTAATCATTAATAACCTCGATCTAACTGTTTAATGGCGTTGACCATATCGGATACTTGGGACCGCGCCGATTTGACTGGGAAGGTCTTGTTTCCAATCTGCCAATTAATCGTCATCATATCTCCATGCCCACCGGCTAATGCACCTTCGGAAGGCATGTTAAAATTGGGCATGATCAATCCAGATAAGCTACTTGCTGCCAATGATGGCAATTCCATCATTGAACCACCTAATGCCTTGAATTGCAACATACCTCGATTGACTAATTCCAGAAAGTTCACCCCGTACTTCTTAACAGCATCTCCACGAATTACATACTCTCCGGGTTCCAACATGGCGGGTACCGTATCTCCCTTGCCCACACCCGGAACCATATTGGTAATACGGCGGAATAGTGATTGTCCACCAGATGCCAGTCGTTGAATCTGGGCTAACCCCCCTTCCGCGAAGTGTTGGATTAACCCACCTAGTTGGAAACCTCGGTTAGTGCCGTTGTTATCCAACATAGCTTTCATTAAGACTTGAACTTCTACCGTTTTGCCATTGTATCCCAACACCTTTTCGATCCAACTGATCCCTTCTTGGACTTGAGAGGTGTCCGTTTTGACCTGTAATTCTGGAGAGTTAGCTGCTGCTGCTTGACTTGCAGCCAAGTAATCTTGCATATCGGCTTTTAACTTCTCTAACTCAGCCGTATTCTGAGCCAATTTACCTTGATCAGCTAAATCATATCCAAAAGATCGGGTCTTGTCATACGTACCCGCTACTTTATCTTGAGCTTCCCGCTTCTGGTCCGCTGCTATATTCTTTTCAATTTCAGCCCGTTCGGCTTGAAGAGCTTCAATTCGCTGTTTGTATCCATCTAACTTTTGTGCGTTCTGCGCGCTTTGCGCATTTGCTGATTTTTGTGAATCTGCTAACTGTTGTTTTTGATTAGCAGTATCTTGCATAAAAGTCAAAAGATTTTCTTCTTGCTGCTTTTGTTGATCATTTAATTTCTGATCTTCTGTCATACCAGCAGCTCTGGACCGTAAATAATCTTCATGGTCTTTTTCTTGCTGCTTTTCTTGCTCAACAATTTTCTGTTTTTCATTAATAGCATCTGCTTCAGCTTTCCACCCCGCTGCAAATTCATTGGCTTGTTGCTGCACGGACTCTTTCTTGGTAGATGTTGTATTTTCTGATGCTTTACTCGCTTCAGCATTCTTTTTTACTGCATCAGTATTCTTCTCAATTTCTTCAGTTTGACTCTTATAACCTTCAGTTGCAGAATCAATAGCTTTCTTCACTGCGTCATACGCAGGTTGTAGTTCTGGAAAGTCTTTTAATAGTTTTTTGAGATTTTCCAATTGATTACGTAATTCTCCAACACCTTGAGAAGGATTGGTTACGGATTGTCTAGCAATATTTGGATCAGCTCCTTGATCTTTATTCTTTTGAATTTCTTTGTTAAGATCAGCAATAGCTTGGGCTTGTTCAATAGTCACTCGCTTTATTCTTTCACGAAGCAGCCGCTCTTTTTCTAAAGTATCTAGCATTAAAGATTTGTACTCATCTGTCCCGGCAATAACTCCTTTAAGAGCTTTATCAATATCTTGAGTAACCAATATATTCCCTTTACTATCGGGAGTCATTTGCTGTTTAGCTAATTCTAACAGCTCTTTACGCTGTTGAATTTCTTTGGGAACTTCTTTACCCGCTTGTTGATAAGCGACTTCCAAATTTTTGATTAATTCTAACCGCTGCTTAATATACTCATTGATTTCCGCATATTTTTTCGCTGCATCAGAATCTTTTTTATCCACCCCTTCCAGCATTTCACCAGCAACTACCTTACCTTTAGTATCTGGAATTGTTAAAGCCGTAACTGTTTCTTTCAACGCATGATAAACCGCCAGCAACTTCTCTGCTTCATCATACTCTTGCTTAATTTTACTAGCCGCAGCTTTAGTTCTTTCTGCTTGCTGGTATTGTTTATTGGAATCAGCATACTCTTTACCCAATTTACCAATTTCTTCTAAAGCTTCTTTTTCCGAAACTTCAATTCTCATCGGTTTTTCAAACTCTAACCGAGCTTGACGCATGGCTTCCGTAATCGCATTGATTTTGTGTAATGCATCTGCATTATCTACATCTACTCCACCCAACTTAGCATCAGATTTGGTCAATGCCGTCATGGCTTCCGCTAGACTCTTCAAAGTCTTAGCTAATTCTTTTAAATTAGCATCGAAAGAAGCTAAAGTATCTTCCAATTTTACGGCAGTATCCAACAATAATTTCTTTTCAGATTCACCAGCACTCTTCATCCGATCTGCAACCGAATCATACCCCGTTTCCAATTGCTCAAAATACCGCTTTTGGAAATTCATTGAATCTTGGTCGAATGGTTCGACTTTCATCTTATCCATTTCGGCCAGAGCTTTTTCATACAATGCTTTGGAACGATCTAAATTCCCTTCATTAGCGGCAAGTCCCGCTTGTTCAGTCAGATTACGGATTCGACGCTTGCTATCTTCCAACTTTTGTACATCATTTAGTTGGCTATCTTCCAACTTACGCCGATCTTGGTCAATCTTATTATGGAAATTAGCACGATCAGAGTCCAATTGGTGCAGCTTATCATCCAATTGTTTGTGCTGTTTGTAGATTTCTTGTATCGTTTTTTCAGTCGCTTTGTACCCCTTTTCTTCCAAAGCGATTTTCTTGGTAGTGTACTCTTCCTCTACCTTCAACCGATCTTCAGTCCCCACTTTATACAATGGGAAGATTTTCTCTTTGTATAACTTGTTAAGATTTTCTTCCTCTTTCTTATTGGCATTCAGCGTTAAATCTAACTTTCTAGTCTCCATATCTAAATGAGCTTGAACCAACTCATTATCAAACGTCTTGGTATACGTTAATAGTTCCCCAGTGGACCTCTTCGCGTCAGCCACAAAGGTATTAATCGTTTTCATTCCAAACCCTTGCTCGACTTGTAACCGAACCGGAATGGAATACACATTCTCCGTAACTTTATCTTTACGCTCTAAATCATCAATCTGTTTGGTCAAACTGTTCTTGAACAAACTATACATCTGTTCATTGGTATATTTGGAAACATCAATTTTCTTCCCTTGGAATTCTGCAAAACTTTCAAATCCCATCCGGTCAGAATCTTTACTTTTCTGCATATACGCAATGGAATTGTTACCCAATCCCGTATACGTCCGCATCCCCACTTCTTGAATTTGGTTCAGATCGACTTCCAACTGACGAGCAATTTCCGCACTTTCACCTTTATACTCGGTTTGGTATGCCGCTACAATCGTTTGACGTACCTTAGTATACTGTTTAGCGATTTGATCATAAACATCCAATAATTTCTTGTTATCATCCATATTGGTTTTAAGATCTTTAATTTGCTTATCCAGCAATTTCGCCATGGAATCAACATAGTTCTGCATTCCACGAAATGCTTTCTCCAAACCAGCAGTCAAATCTAGATCATTCGCAGCCGAAGATGAAGCTTTTTGCATAGCTTCGTAAATTCCTCTAATTCTTTTATCAAAGAAATTTTCAATAGTACTGTCGGACATCCCTGACATCTTAAGAATTGGTTTAATTTCTAATAAGATATTGTCTACAGTAATAGGCAATTTCTTAGTATTTAACTCTTTAATGGCTTCAACAATTAATTGTTTAATACCACCTTCAAGAAACTTCTCTGATTTTAGAGCTTGTTCTTTATACTTTCCGACAGATTCAATTTCAGAATTCAAACCAGCTATTTCAGCAGCAATATACTCTTTTTCTAATTCAATTGAAGCACGTCTAAAGTTAGAATCTGTGCTTGCTTTTTCTTTGTCCAACTCGCTTAACTTTTTATAATAATCTGATTTCTTTTTAACCAGTTCATTATACTGCTTCTCAAGACTTTCTAATGGGTAAGCTTCTTGAACATGATCAGTTAAAAAAGAATGGAAAGTTTTAACAATATTCTTCATCTTTTCTTGACTAATATTTTCAATCTCTTTATTTTCTACTTCTTGTAATGCAGAATTTAATTTATGAACTTCTCCAGACATGACTTCGGCTGCATTCGCATTTTTTAACATCTCCGTAGAAAGTTCACCCAACACCCCACCAGTTTCCGTACTAATCAATTTAAATCCTTCCAACTCTCCAGTAGTTTTATTCAACACAACATCCACTGCAAATGCTTTCTTGAATTGATCACTACCTTCTTTGACCCGATCAACAAAGGTTTGCATTAAACCCATTAATTTTTGCTTTTGCTCTTCCACTGAACCTAAGTCCATAAACTTGGATTCATCCAATCCAATATGACCCACTCGTAAAGATTGCATAACTTCCCCAACCTTAATAATACGAGTGCCCAAACTATCATACTCTTTACCCGTATTGATCAGCATATCCCGCTGTTTGTCTAATTCTTCATTTGCCGCTGTTGTATTTTTGGCAAAAGCAAACCATAAACCTACGGCAACCGTTAATCC